ACGCTCGCAAAACGGAATGGGACCCAAAATAGGTATTATTTATTTGATTTTCGTTCCTTGAATCACGAAGAGGCGTGAATGCTATTGGTATATTATTTATTTATTATTCAGAAAGAAGATTCCTCCGGCACGTGTACCCGGCAGAGTGAAATAGAAATTCATTCCTAGCCATAGTGTGTCAAATGCATCTGTGATGTGCGTTTTATATTCGTCCGGATTATCAGGTGTGTCGGGTGTTCCTTCAGGTGTTTTATCCTTTTCAAATCCGTTCTTTCCCTGTTTGACCCCAGTTTGTTCCATTGCTATTTTCAGGAATTCGTTTTGATGAAGGTTTATTTGTATCCAAAGAAATTGCGGATCTCCTTTTAAGGTTAAGTCAATGTTTAAGTGCTTCCATTCGTGTTTCGGAGCTTGTCCGACATATACCATTGTGACATGATATCCGTTTTCTTTGAATACACGTTCGATGATGTCTGCATAGGTTTCAGTAGAAGATCCGGATTCCCATGTAAAAGTATGGTCATAGTAGATGACTACATCTCGATTAAGCTTCGGACGGTAATAGTCGGCTATCATTTTGACTAGGTCTTGCAATTTTCCGGGAGTTTTGACGTAAAATGACTTGAGTACGCGCATCGTGTGATCATCCAGCTGTCCGACGACTGCGGTGGATATGGATGCATTGGAGTCAAAGGCCAGATGAAGCTCCTTTGAAAAGTTGAGGTCGCCGTCGCCCAGACAACCACATGTCGTTAGTTTGCTCCAGTTACTGCCTAAATCCCGGAGACGTCCGTTATCGCCAGGCGTGTAGAAGTGAATATCATCATCCAAGGCCGAATAAAAGCAATTTTCGATCCGGAATAAACGTTCGTTCATAAAAGCAGTACGCCAGATCAAAGGAGGCGAGTTCCGGTACATCTGCCAAATGAAGTCTTCACCGAGTACTTCCAGATTGTCGAACACATCATATTCACCGTAGAAGACGGTATATTCCTTTGTTTTTCCCGGGAGAGGTTTAATAGGAGGTTGATATCTCCGTGCAAGGTCTAAATCGCGTTGATATTCTTTGATCATGCGCATTACATGGTCAGTGAGTGGCTTTCGTTTGTATTCTTGTAGCTTGAGATACAATGTTCTGATTAGATTGATATGTGCAGGCGACATCTCGTCTATCTTATCGAGAATCCATTTTCCCATAGAAGCAGTCGGCATATCTGTTGAGTAACTTACGCTGTGGTGATGAGGACAGTTGCCGAAATATTGCCGATTACCACGATTGGCGGGATCTACTTCACTTTTAATTTTCTCATAATTGAGAAACTTAGCTTCGGGACCTATCACCCAGTCGAGTGACATAGAGTTTGCGGACATTCCTTGATTGAAGGAGAGAATTACCATGACGGTACCATTCCAAAAATGAAATGCATTGCTCCAGCCATCGCCTAATACCGGGCGTACCGGTTTGGCGAATCCCATGCTTTCTGGAGCTTTGTGGCCAACGACATAATGTATTCCTTGTATATATCCCCACTCAGCAAGTGCTTTGCAGATTGCCGGTAATGTGTTTCCCCATGCCTTGGCGTAACTCGGAGAGATTAGGCCGCCTAAAGAACCCGGCATTTCCCATACGTTGCGGAGAATGATGCGTGCGTCAATCCCTTCGGATTTTCCGGTACCACGTGAGGCAACTATATATTCATCATGTGCATTGATAGACATGGCATGGCGTTGCATCTTATTGAAGAACTTGTCTACAACCTCATCTCGTTTTCTGCGGAGTTCATATGCGGAGAGGGCAGGAGAGTTCTGCGGATTCATTCTTTCTCCTCCTCTGTAATAGGTTTGATGTCTACTGCTCTTTTACTTAGCATTCCTTTAAACAGGGTGCGCAGCTCTTCCCGTTTTTCTTCAAGGTTTTCAATCTCTTCAAGTCCTTCCAGGAGGGTGACGTCGTCCGAAGGTTCGAATGACGGAGGAATCATTTGTGAATAATCGAATTTATTATCATCTTTATCTGCACGTGTATATTTGCCTATTTTATCCAATGCGGCAGCAGCTCCTTTTGCATCTTCTTTGCCCATTGCCATATTAAAAGCCCTCTTACCACCTTCTACAATCATATACCGGTACCAGGATGTTGCAGCTAGTTGGATATTTCCGACTAACCGGTTGATCATACCGATATCCCGGTAGGCTTGTGATTTGGAAATCGGTTCTGCATTTCCTCCACAACCGTGTATTAGGAAGTTTACCAACTCAGTGTCCGGAATAAGTGGTTCTTCCATTTTTTTACTGACACATAACATCATACGTTTTTTGATTTCCATTTCCCTGGGGGAAAGGATGGTTGTCGATTCGTCCTTATCTTTGTATAAAGCTCGTTCGATTCTCTCGTATGTAGGATCTTTCTTTGGCATTATTCATTGATGCTTTGTTCTTTCATGTATTTATCAGCAAGAGGTTCGGCGGCAGGACTGCCAGCAACGGCCAGTTTGATAACTGTTTTCCGGAGATTGAGCTTGGTCTGAAGTCTCCCCTGATGATAGGAGGTATATATAGGTGAACTGCAATGATTTTTACATATATCACAGAAGTAGTCACGTTGATCAGTCGGGATATCTAGCAGTATTGCGATTTCTGCCGGAGGTAAAAGTGCTGCAGACATATCTTTTATTTGCTTTAATATTTCTTCGGACAGAGTCATTATTCTAAACTTTCATAGTGGATAGCGTCTTCATACGCTTGATTAAACATATTTGAGAAATACTCGAAATGCTTTCCGGAAGTGAAATAAAAGCCGTTTTCCCATCGGTGGTTTTGATTAAGGTTAGCAGATCCTGCAATTCCAAATTTATATTGTTCGTTTTCGACTAGCAATAGTTTGGCATGGCAGGAATCAATCCGGATTCTCGGACTAATATTTGAAGCAAACAGTAATAGATCAAGCTTATGACGTTTTACGGTCGTATCCAGCAAAAGAGTAAGGCTTTCGATTTTCTTTTCGTCTGAAAGGAAGAAAAGTGGACGCAGACTGTCTTCCGAGATACTGAATGTTGCTATTTTTACGTGTGCCGGGCCTATATCCGATAAAAGAGAGGGCAACACTTCATGTATTGCCCATTCTCCTTTGTGCATGAATGGCTCGATAGAACCGGGGCACAATGCAAGTGGAAAGTTATCCTGCACTCTTTTCACCTTGTGTTGCTGTTATCTCTGCTTCCAGTATGGCAAGTTCCGTCTCATACTTCTCAATGCGGTCCAATGCATTCTGCATGACAGTCTGTTTGTTGTCCTGCCTGGCTCGTTCTGAAGCGGCTTTGCTGTTGGCTATATTATTTTTCAAACGCTTGATTTGGCGGGCAATTTCAAAACCGCGTACAATACTGTTTTCACTTAGTATTGGCCGCTTTTCTTCAAGTTGCAGTTCACCTTTCCCTTCCGCCCAGGTATCGATCTGTTTCCAGAGTTTGCGACGTTCATCATCGAGCTTGCACAGTTCTTCGGCTATCGGTTGTCGTTCTTCTGGTGGTATGTCTTGGTTGGCCACATCATTATGCAAACTTGCATATAAAGGTGCTATTTCTTTGATACGTGCGTAAGCTTTCCGGATAGAAGGACTGAGTGATTCTTCCGTGATAATCTTGACACCCGGAGTGTTCAGTGTTTCGCATTCGTTTCGTAAGGCGGATAGTTCAGACATTTTTTCGTCAAATTGCTCCTGAAGGGATGCCAGTTCTTCGGTATGGCTTTCGCTGTCATTTTCCAGATCATCAATACGGGACTGCAATTCATTGACTAATATTTCAAGCGAAGTGATATTTGCTTGTTTTTCTTCGATTACTTTTTTCCGTTCACTCTCGTTTATGGTCCTAACCACGGCAATTTCCTCAAGAGCGGCAGGATATAGTGAAGGAGAATATTTGATTTCCTTGTCAATTTTCGACAGGCAATTGACAAGCTGGGTGAAATGCGGGTCAAAAATATGTGGACTTTCCGGAGCTGTATCTAGGTAAGCTGCGTATTTCTTTTTCATAGACTCTTTAGCAAGAATCCCGAAAAGAACCAGACC